TGCAAAAGGAAAAAAGAAACTGGCAGCAGCAAACAAAAAGAAAAGAGCCGCTACTGCAAAAGGAAAGCAACACGCAAAACACGGGTTACATAAAGGAAAGAAACGATAATGCCTGCTAAAAAAGATCCAAGATTAGCTAGAGCGGGGGTTGCTGGATTTAATAAACCTAAGCGAACTCCTAATCACCCTAAGAAGTCTCACATAGTTGTGGCTAAAGAAGGTGATAAAATTAAAACTATTCGATTTGGGCAGCAAGGCGTAAAGACAAATCAAACAGCAGGGCAAAGGAAAGCGTTTAAATCTCGCCATGCAAAAAATATAAAAAGAGGTAAGCTCTCAGCAGCTTATTGGGCAAATCGAGTTAAATGGTCTCCTAGTAAAACTAAGTCGCCTTCAAGCAAATGGAAGAAAGGATCTTAGGTGGGGTTTAAGTTAAGCATTGGTTTAGGTATTGCGCTTTTTGCAGTTACTGGCGCATTTAAACTTTACTACGACAAATCACAAGCTGAATTGGATTCGTTTCATATAAGGTTAGAGCAGTCAATTCAAAATCAAAGAACGCTTGAAGGCACTATTGAAGAGCAAAATAATAATATAAAGAAAACTATTGAGAACCATAATCTTATGATTTCTCAAGTAGAGCGCCTACAAAAAGAAAACATGGAAGCGCAAAACGAGGTTACAAGAATTAAAAAAAAATTTTCAGAACACGATCTAAATGTTTTATCTATGAAGAAGCCTTTGTTGGTAGAAAAGATCGTAAACAGAGCAACTCAAAAGGTTGGTAAAGAGCTTGAACAAATTACTTCTAGCCTTAATTCTACTTCTAGTTAGCGGATGCTCTTTAACAGGAAATAGAAATATTCCAGAAGTTGCGCCTGTTGAAGTTGTTACTATAGAAAAAAAGGCACCTGTTTATCACCCGCCTCTTCCAGCATCAATTCAATCTGTTCCTGTTGAATGGACAATATTAACTCCAGATCGCATGGAAGAGTACATAGATGATTTAAAAAAAGGCGAAGCTCCAGCAAATGTTTGGTATTCGTTAACGACTAAAGGATATGAAAATTTATCAGCTAATATGGCTGAAATTAAAAGATATCTAAGACAAGTTATTAGTATTGTAAAATACTACAAAGAGTTAGATGAGGAGCCTTCTAAAGATGAATGAAGCGTTAACAGAGTATATGTTAAAAAGAACTCCTAGAGTTCAGGAGTCTTTAAGAAAACAAACAAAAGGAATGACTGATCAGGAGCAACAAAATTTTTTGTCTGCAATGCAGTTTGGTGATACTGAGTTTCAAGCTGAAATAGCCCCTTATATGCCTGAAGGATCAACTATTGATCCTAGTAAAGCAGCACTTGTTATGCTTCCTTTGGAGCATAGAAAAAGAGGATACGATACCAAAGGAATGTCAAGAAAAGGAAGTGATGAAGCTTTAAAGGTAGATGTTCCGGGCGGAAAACAAGTTGAAATTCCTGGTAATAGAGTTTCAGCTATTGGTGCTATTAATGCAAATCCTCAAGTGTATGCACATGAGTATAGGCATTTTGAAGATTCGGATGCATTTTATGAAACCAACAATAGACTTCTTGATGTGTTTGCTTCTAGAACTAAAACAGATTTTAAAAGAGCAGTCGCAAGTCTTGCTGATGCTGCTTTGTATGAAGCTAGGAAAAAAGCAGTTGCCGCTGGTGATGAAGAAAAAAGTCAAAGTTATAAAACAACAGAAAGTGCTTATTACTCGGCAAATAGTGAAGATCCTAGTATTAAGGAACTTGATTCAGCGTTAGACGATTTATTAACTAATGACCCATATATTAGCGGTCAACTTCAAAAAGTAAAAAATCTTATTTCTCTTGGAAATATTAAATCTCCCGCCGTTGGCCCTCAATATAAAAGATTTATTTCTGGCAAAAAAGAAAGAAAACAAGAAAAAGAAAGAAAGCAAGAAATAAAGGATGAGGGTTATGAAGGCGCTGGTTTTTTGCCTATGGATTTTAAAGAAGGCGGAAGGTCTAAATTAATATGAAGATAAGTGAAAACGGTTTAGAGCTTATAAAAAAGTTTGAAGGTTGTGAAACCACGGCTTATCAGGATAGTGTTGGTGTGTGGACTATAGGGTTTGGTCATACCAAAAGTGTTGAAGAAGGCCAGACTTGTTCGATAGAAGATGCAGAGTCAATGCTTGCTGATGAGATGGATGAATATGAAGGTTATATTAACAATATGGTTAAAGTTGAGCTTCAGCAACATGAGTTCGATTCTTTAGTTGCGTGGGTCTACAATCTTGGCCCGACTAACCTTGGCGAAAGCACGATGTTGAAGGTTTTGAATGGTGGTCAGTTTGATCGTGTGCCAGATGAGATGAATCGGTGGACTCGTGCTGGTGGAAAAATACTTGAAGGCTTAGTAAGAAGAAGGCAAGCGGAGTCGTTAATGTTTCAAAATTTAGATTGGAGACAAGTATAATGGGTATGGGTAGACCGGCTTATGCGCGAGGCCAAGGTTCTTTTTTCGGAGGTGAAAGTCCTTCTGGCTCAAGCCCGTTTGGCGGCGGTATAGGTGGAGGCTTGTATGGAGCTTTTCGCCCGATGAGAAGCCCTAGAATGCCCATGCCTCCAATGAATAAACCACTACCGTTTATGCCGCAATCTATACCGCAAAGCCCGCAAATGCCTATGGATGGAGGCTACGATGGTAGCGGATTTATGGGTGGACTAATGGCTAAAATGCCTCCGCCTCAAATGAATTTTAGAATGCCTACGCCTTCAATGAATCAAGATCAAACACCTTCTGATGGTGGCTTTTTATCGCAACTTGTTTCTAGCCCTATGATGCAAAGACCTATGCCGCAAATGCCCGGAGGGCCAGGAAAAGGAAGGCCAAGAGGCGGTCTTATGCAAAGAGGCAGAGGCAGAGGCAGAGGCAGTCTTATGCGTGGAGGGCCGGGAAAAGGCAGAGGTCAACCACAAATGCCTATGCCTCAACAGCCGTTTATGGGTAGAGTTGGAAACAATATGCCTCAACCTAAGATGACAACTTTTATGCCTACAAGAAACATGGGGTATGAAGGAGGATTTTATGGCGGCGGTATAACGGATCTTTATTAAATGCCTTTGACTAAAATACAGTTTGCTCCTGGAGTTAACAAAGAGGGAACTGAATACACAGCGGATGCTGGTTGGTTTGATTCAGACAAGGTTAGGTTTAGGAAAGGTCGGCCTGAAAAAATAGGAGGCTGGGCTAAGTATTCATCTAGTTCGTTTCTTGGTGTTTGCAGATCGTTACATGACTGGGCTTCATTAGAGTCCATACGGTATATAGGTGTCGGCACTCATTTAAAGTTTTATGTTAATCAAGGCGCAAGTTTCCACGATGTAACACCTATAAGATCTACAACATCTGCTGGGGATGTGACGTTTGCAGCAACAAATGGCAGTTCTACTATTACAGCAACAGATACTGCTCACGGTGCAAATGTAAATGACTTTGTGACTTTTTCTGACGCAGCTTCGTTAGGCGGCAATGTTACCGCCGCTGTGCTTAATCAGGAATATCAGATTGCGTCTGTTCCAACCGCAAATACATTTACATTTGTAGCTAAAGACACAAGCGGAACTACTGTTACTGCCAATGCCAGCGATAGCGGCAACGGAGGTAGTAGCACTGTTGGTGCTTATCAGATCGGTGTAGGTCTTAACGCTTATGTAGAAGGTACTGGTTGGGGTGCTGGAGCATGGGGTGAAGGGACGTTTGGATCTGTTAGTTCTTTGAGCGCATCTAGTCAGCTTAGATTGTACAGCCAAGATAACTTTGGAGAAGATTTAGTATTTAATGTTAGAGCTGGCGGCGTTTACTATTGGGATGAGTCTTCTGGTACTGGTAATAGAGCCGTAGCATTAAGTGCGCTTTCAGGGGCATCTAATACTCCAACTGCCGCATTACAAGTTATGGTGTCTGATGTAGACCAGCACGTTATTTGTTTTGGCGCAAACCCAATAGGGTCAAGCAATATAGATCCTTTATTTGTTAGATGGTCTGATCAAGAAAGCGCAGCCGATTGGACTCCAACCGCAACTAATACTGCTGGTGGAGCGAGAATAAATTCTGGATCGGCTATTGTTGGCGCGGTTCAGTCAAGACAAGAGATATTAATTTTTACTGACGCAAGCCTGCACAGCATGAGGTTTGTTGGCTCACCGTTTATATTTCAGTTTAGTACGTTAAGTACTGACATATCTATGATATCGCCTAACGCTGCGGTAAATGCGAGAGGCGTTGTTTACTTTATGGACAAAGGTAACTTTTATACCTACAACGGCGCGGTTCAACCGTTACAATGTAGCGTATTAGATCATGTATTTAGCAATTTAAATTTAAGTCAGGCATACAAAGTGTTTGCCGCTGAAAACAACGCACATTCGGAGGTTACTTGGTTTTATCCTATTGGAACTGGCGATACAGAAATTACCAACTATGTCACCTATAACTACGCAGAAAACCTTTGGTCTGTTGGCACATTAGTTCGAGGAGCTTGGATAGGTGCGGCTACTAGAGATAACCCTTTAGCCTCATCTGTTATTACCACTACAGATGCAAATTACTTGTATGATCATGAAACAGGCTATGACGATGATGGATCTGCAATGACCGCATATATTGAGTCAGGAGATCTTGAGCTTAGCGATGGAGAGGTATTTACATTTATAAGAAGGATTATTCCTGACTTTAACTTTAGTGGATCTTCTGGAGAGGCTTCGCTGGATATTACTCTTAAAGGTAGCAACTTTCCTTTAGAGGACGCATCTACCTTATCAACCTCAACTATTACTAACAGCAGCACACAGGCATATGTAAGAACTAGAGCAAGGCATTCTATTGTTAG